TTTTTGCAGTCAATGCACCTGGAGCAATAAATTCAATGATATCTTTTAATGGGTCACCTAAGCCTTCTACATCCCAGCCTTGTTCTGATAAGAATTTATCAATATCTTCTATCTTGCCCGGTACTGCTTCATAACCTTCTAAGAACCTTGTTAAACGATCTTTATCTGGATCATGAGGTTGGCCTTGATAATCTCTAGGACTAATGGCATTTAATAATCCACTTACTAATCCAACAAGTTCACTTGGTGTTCCACCAATACCTGTTACAACACCTTTACCCAAACCACTCACCATTTCAGGAACAGCCTTGGCATATGCTTGTGGCATAGCTTTAGTACTTTCTATTTGAATTTCTTCAGGTGTCATTTGATCTGGTGTAATGTCAATACGTGGCAGCATTAATTTACTTGCCTCATACTGCATAAACCTTGCATCTGTATCCACTTGATTAGTCATTCGTATAACCTCGTATTAAATTAATTTCACTCATGACTGCATCAATCTGAGTTCTATTTAAATCATAATTATCACGTAACAATTTTCTAGTTGCTTCGTCATTGCCTTGCCATAGCTTCATTACATCTTGTTCATTTTGTATTTTAATTTGATCTGAACCGATGGCTAATTGAACTGCATCAACAGCTTGCTTAATATTTTCTATATCTTGTGATTTTTGGAAATCATTAATTAATATATTGGCATAAGCCTCATCATCAAAAGCAATACCAGCTTTACCTTTAGCAGAAGCTTCAGCTAATAATTGATTAGTTAATCGATCAATAGCTTCTCGTTTAAAACGTGGAATCAAGCTCATATCATTAAATTCATTGACACCCATAGCCACTCTAATTCTATTAAGTCCACGTCTAGCATAATTCGTCATGCTATTATAATCATCTGTTAAAGCCTTAGCATCATTCCATGTAATAGATTGATTACTTGCTGCTGCCATAATATCAGTAAGACCAGCACCACCATAAAGTATTTTACGTTTTAAATAGATAGCATTTTTAATGGTATCGTTAGTACTTTCAATAGGTTTAATTAAACTGTCTACTTCTGATTTGCTTAATTTAATTCCCATCTCTTCTAATTTATCAATGGCTTGTAATCCAGACATTTTGCCACTTGCTCTATCAAGATAAATGTCAGTAATTTTTTTGTTATTATTAAACTCTAATTCTTTCTGCATAGCTTCATTTAATGTATTGCGATTTGTGTATTCTGCAATAATTTCTTTTTGCAATTCATCTTGTGTTTTTTGATCTAACGCAGCATACACATTAGACATCTTACCTAAATTGCCCTTTTCTAATTCTAATAACAAATGACTACCTTCAGGTACATGGTCAATATGAGTAGATAAATATTTTTTAATTGCGCCCTTATATGCAAGCTGTCTTTGTAAATCAAACTTCTCTAATAACTTAGCTTTTTCTTTAGGAACTCGATCTGCTAAATCACTTACACGTTTTGCATCAGGTGTTAATAGTGCATGTGCATCTATCATATTACCGTCAGTATCAATGAGCATATCCTCTAAAGCCACGCCATACATGTTAATCATGTTTTCAGCTTTATTAAGATTTTCAGCATTAATACGTAACACTTGATTAGCTAAAGCATTGTTATAAACTGCATTGCCTTTTAATGTCATGCCAGCTCTAAATGATGCCATTTGACTTGGATCAATTGTAGATAAGATTTTTGCTTGAGCATCAATCTTAGTTTGTAAATCTGCTCCTAACATTTGAACATCTACATCTGCACCAGCATCAATAGCTTGATTGATACGTTGTAATTCATTAACAAAGTTATACTCTAAATCTTGTTTAAGTAATTCTGATTGTGCTTTATGCGCAGCATCACCAAATACTGTACCTTCTGCATGAAACGCTTGATTAGGGTCTTCTCCACGTTCTACAGCTTTAGCAATTTGTTCTAAAGATGGTCGGTTAGTTACACCATAACGCAAACCCATGCGTTCTGCTTCTTTCTCTAAATCTTTATAAATGAAACCAGATAAGCGATCAAGACGAGCTTCTAATGCTTGTGATGATTGTATGGCATATTTAATATCAGTTGCTTGTAACTCAGTAGGTGCTTCTGCTCTAACAGAACTTGTATATTTATCTTGGGCCACTATACAGTCCTCCCCGGAAATCCTAATCGATCATACATGTATGCAGCTTCACCGAATTTAGCAGCAGAACTTAAATAAGAATCTCTAACGGCAGCATCGCCTGTAGCTTTAAAGATACCAGATTGTACATTGCCATTAATAATTTCATTTTCAAGATTCATTAATGCCATTTGATAATCTTGACCGTATTCTTGTTGATTAACAATTTCTAATAATTTAGCTGAACCATCTAAGCCATATACGCCACCTGAATAACGATGCGCAAGTAATGTAGAATTAGCAATATTAAGTGCTTTCATACGTTTAAGTGCATCTAATTCATAGTTTAATTTTTTACGAGCTAATTCAGCTTGTAATTTAGCATTTTCAATTTGCATCAAGCTTTTTTGCATTTGACCTTGTTGTATTTGTTGCATAATACCTAGGCCTTGTGATGCCATGTAACCGAATTGTTTTACAGTAATATCGCCAAGTAAATCTGTACCTGTACTTAATAATGGTCTATTTAAAACATTACTAATGCTACTGCCAAGTGTACTAAAGAATCCTCCACCACCCGGTGCAATAATAGCTGGATTCATCATCATAGATGCACCCACTTGTGCCATAGGCACACTCATAGCTGCGGCAGTTGTTAAGGCCGGGGCTGCAACAGTAGCTGCTGCCATGCTTCCGCCAAATGCACTTGTTGCTGCTGGAATTGCGACTGGTAATCCCATTTATCTTCCTTGATGTACTGACACTTTATATTCCATACCTAATAAGGTAAACTTTAATGGCGCAGATTGTGTCACCGTAATCTGTCCATCTGCACTATAGCCTAGTATACCATGCAACGTCTTTGTTCCTGTATACTCTGGTACTGCTTTGTCTAATGCGCCAGCACCTAAAGCACGAATAGGAACTAAATTATCATTAATGACTAAGTTCTGTGTTTGATATAATAATGCGTTTACTTCAACAATACGTTTTCTAAAACCAATACGTGTACCCGCATCAATCCTTAATTCAAGTGGCATTGTCTTAATTTCAACTGAGATAGGTAATCCAACTTCACTTGATGTAGTGGGTGTATTAACAAAGGTGACAGCACTATCAGCCGTTTGATCTAATTCTACATAACCATCAGAAATCACATTAACGGTTGCGCCATCAATGTGTGATGCATCAAGACTAGAAGCAGTAGTGCCGACAACAGCAGAATCTGTGAGTCGTTCAGTTTCAAATACCTCCACATAATATTTATCTGTTCCACTATCAGCACGCTTAGCAACGGTATAAATGTCTGTAATATCTACACCGACATCAATGAATGAACCTACCGTTGTAAACTCAGAAGGTGCAATAACATTTTGCGCACGTAACAATGAGAAGGCAGCTATTGTGCCATCGGCTGCATTAACGATTAATAACAAATCGTTTTCGTCTGTATTAACAGCACGTCTAATATCCATACGTTTTGGATTCTTTAATAGATGGCCTGATAACAATGAAATCTTAGATGTTAAATAAGTTAACTGTGTATCAGAGTAAGCGATCTCAGATAAAGCCTTACCTTGTCTTTGTATAAATAAAATACCTGATTCTAATTGTTTGACACGCACACCCTCTTTACATCCATTACGTGATGTAGATGACAAGAAAAAGTCAGTTGGTGTAATAGGTGTTAATCCTTCTTGCGGAACATAGAATTCACCACCCGTAGTAAACACTTGAAGATCACGACCACTAATAATATCAACGATAGCATTATAAGTATTAGTATCAAGAGTAGCTTCCACAGCATCATCATCTAATCCTTCCACAGGCTCAAAATCAAAGAATAAAGCAACTTTAGAACCCCATATTGTTGATGGTCTTGATTTAGAACCACCAAAAAATAAACGTCCTTGATGAAATGTAACTGATCTAGGCCATCCACGTGATGCTGACCACACATCTTCATAGCCTGTTTCTAATTCCCATTTACCATTAGCAATAGCTGATGTATCAAAGAAAGGAAACTCAGTCACAACTTTAACAGATGTAGTACTTACATACTCTACAATTTTAGCTCGACCTTGTGGATCAGCATTGATGTATTGATTGACATGACCACTATTAAATACAGCAGAGGATGCAGTTAATGTAACCTTACCTGATACAGCGCTTGGTGTAATTGTACCCGCTGGATTAGATGTACTGACTGTAAATGCATGCTTAGGTGTTGAATCAAATGTAATGTTTGAAATTGTCCATGTTGAATCATTTGCACCACGTACAATTTTTATTGGACGATGATCTTCATGAACGATAATAAGTGTATCGGCTGATTGAGTCCAAACAATATGATCTAAATGTGAGCCAGTTAAACCATAAGTAGATGTATCTAAATATGGATTGCCTGAGCCATTAATATTAGTTATAAGAACTTTGTCTTTATAAATATACATTCTGTCTGTAGTAAAACAAAGCATATAGCTATCATCTACAGAGAATTCAAATGATATTAAACGCACACCATTTGCTGGTGAACCTCCAAGTTCATTAATAAACTTAGTTCCAGGTCTACGTCTAACTCCACCTTGAGGTTGACATACAACATTCTTAGCACGCTCTAAACCATTTTTGTAAGATTCAATATCAACACGTGAGCGAATTAATGGATCAAGCTCGCCCGAAGTAAAGTTAGTTTGTACGTTTACAAACCTAGCCATTAATATCTCACATCAATTAAAGAGAAGTCTTGTATTGCGTTTGTTGGTTGTCCTTGTCCATCAATGTTCATTGCTTGTCTCATGTAACCACCTCGGCCATTTTCGCCAGGTGTGCCTTCAGCAACTTGTTGCCAATAAGCAGACTTTTCATTTTGATCTGTAATCGGCATTGCTAAATGCCAAGCCATTTGGTATTTCAACAATTGAACAAAGAAATGCGGTAGTGCATATTCAGGTATATTGTATTGGTAATCAATGTATACCTTTTCATAATTTGTTAATACTTTATCGCCTTGAATTTTATAATCTCTTCGAGGCACTGCATAAGTTGTACTTGTATCATATAACGCTCTAGGTCTTGCAATCATGTCTGATGGCATTTGATACTCGTACTTGTATTCGTTAGTGGGTGTTGTAATTAATCGAGCTAATTGAACTTTTTTAAATGAAAAGCTCCATGGATAACTTGCTAATGTTTTAATCTTGACATCAGGGTATAGCCTACTACAAATGTTCGATTCATCTGTTCCTTCTGTAAAAGACGAAATTGGACTTGCGCCTAGCATTAATAATGCATCAGAACATATTTTAATATCGGTATCACCAGTTGCCATTTAATATCTCCAAATGTGCAAATAGACGGGAGCATACACCCCCGTCATCTGCATTTTTACTACTTAGTCTGCGTCAGCTACTGATAGTGCTGTACCATCAGAAACGTCAACAACGCCACTTGCATTAGAAAGTACAGTAACTAATGTTGATGTAGGAACAGAAGCGTCCCATACATGAATTAAGTCACCTACTTTTAATACAGTAGAAGCGCCATTGAAATAACCAGATGTATTAATATCAGCAATAACATCAGTACCAGGTGCTGTATAACTCCACATTTGAGGAGCGTTACCAGCTTTAGACTGACCACCAATCGGTTGTAGGTTGTCTTTAGTATAAGCCATTATAACTTCTCCTTATCTTAAGATTCACGACATGTGAGTTGAACAATACCCTCAGCATCAATCGCAACAGCAGCAGCAGAAAGAACTGTATTTACTAAGTAAGAAGTTTTTTCTGCGATGTAGTTGATTTCGGTGCGAGGAGCGATACCTTCAGCATAACCCATAGCTTGCTTGTGGAATGCCCAAACAGTTCTATCTAAAGAACCATCAATAGCAAGACCACCTTCTGCACGATCACCCAATACATGGAACTTAAAGCCTAAGAATGTATCAAGTTCACCTTGTACTAAAGCTTTAATTGTATTGAAATCAGATGATGTAACAGCGTTTTCTGAAAGTAAATTAGCTAAAGAATTAGCATGAATAACGATATGACGATCCATTGGAGGAACGTTATTTTTATCCATAAGTTTTTTAGCTTCACGTAGTTTAGCTACGTTTAAGTTTGTATCAGTACCACCAATGTCGTTAGAAACGGTCAATGATGTGCCTGAAGCTGTTAATGCATCAATAATTAACTGATCTTGACGGCGACCAATAGCACTTGATAAAACTTGTACTAACTCTTGTCTTTCGTCAAAGTTAACTTTTTGTTGCATAAAAATATCAGAATACTCAGCAGCATTCCAATCTTGTAGTGTTGCAGTTACTTGTGAAAAATCCACATTAAGAGGTGTAACATCGGTTTGTGGTACACGAAGTGTAGCCGCCCCTTTACCTACTTTTGGAAATTTCACAACTTCACCCTCAACGCCTCGTCTCATGCGTGTAGCACCAACTAATTGTGCTTTAGCTTGGTACGCCTGTTTAACTTCGGCATCAAAGAGTGAAACAAAAGCATTAGATAAACCAATAGCCATTGTTATTCTCCTTATAGAAATTAATAAAAAATTAATCGCTGTGGTATGCCAGAGAATCTGGGCCGGTGCTTGCTATTTACGATAGCCAGTCGTCAAGATTACTTGCGTTAAGGGTTGTATACAGAATAGATACAATATGCCTTGATCCAATTTTACTATCAAATCAAGGCTATTGCAAGAAAGACTAGCTAAAGTTTTGAGCGAATGCTCGTTCTACTTTTTGCCTAAATGATGGATCAGTGTGATAGCGTTCATCAGCAACCATAGCATAAAGCTCTTCTTTGCTTGGTGCGCCTTCTACCGGAGTTGTTTCTACTGGAAGTTTGCCCTCATAAGCTGATCGAAGTTTTTCTAATGCAGCAATACCTTTAGCTGTACCGCCCATAACTTTAAACTCTTCAAAATCATCTTTTGACCAAACACCTTTGTTTACTAATCCAGATGCCCATTTCACCATACTACCAATTCGAGCATCAGCATTTGGGCCAAGAGATTTACGTTCTTCTTGAATATTAGCTTCAAAAGTTTCCATTGTACCTTCGTTCATTTCTACAACTTGGCTAACTAATGCATCTAATGCTGCTTGACTTACACCATATTCAGATGCCCAATTCATAACGTGTTGTCTAATTGGATCACTTTCTGGCGTATTGCCAAAAGCAGTAGCATCATATTTGCCATCTGCCGGTGGTTTATGTTTTCCTTGTGAGATTTGTTTGCGTAGATCCATCCAAGATTTTGCAATCCCTTCTAGATCAGGTTCGGAATCATCTTTTTTCCAAAAGTTTTCGGGCCACCAATCTGGTCTTTCTAATGGCTCGTCATCTTGTGCTGCTAATTCAGCGGGATCACGATGATCTATTTCTACTTTTTGTGGATCTGATGAGCTGGCTTCCTCATTTTCGACTGTTGCTGAATCGAGTAGGCCAGTTTCTTCAGGAGTTGTTTCTTCTTGAACACTAGGCTCGATTGTTTCTTCGCTCATTATAATTTCCTTGCTCTAATTAACCTTGCTTCTAAGTCCTTTACAATACTATTTTGTCCTTCACGGTAGTAAGCGTAACTTGGATCGCTACCCGGCAAGGCGACAGGTTGCTCAACAACTGCATCGCGCAGCCATTGCATTAGTTTTTGACCTTCTTCATTGCCTATTACTCTAAGCACTAATCGGTCTAAATCATCTCTTTGTTGCTGTACATCTCTAGTATCAAGCGGTAATGCTTGCTCTAAATCATCCCATCCAGCCATAATCTATCCTTGTTGTTGTGTAGCGGCTTCAGCAACTTGAGCAACAGCTTCAGGGTTCTCGGCTGCCATCTGCATCATTTGCTGTTGTTGCATTGCTTGAGCCTGTTGTTGTTGAATCATCATCCTTTCTTGTGGAGTCGGACGAAGTCTTTGTGGAATGCCTAATTTATCAGCAATATAATCCATCATCACATCAACCTTAATGGCTGTTTGTGGACTACCCGTTGATTCGGCAATTTGTGCGTACTGCATTAAGTTTTGTACATCTTCCATGTTCTGTGCCATTGCCAATGGTGCAACAGGACTAATCTTAATTTCTAAACCATTGACTTTGAGTGGTAATGAAATATCACCACGCTCATCCATCACGTCTAATATTTTAGATACTAATGGAATCATGGTTTCATTAATTAAACGACCAAA